TCTAAAATTTTTATAATGTATTAAAGTAAAAATTTTAGAATTAAAACGATGATCCAAATGAACCTCCTAAAGCACCATTGGCAGCCATAGGCTCCATTGTTTCCATAAATGCATTTTGCATGGCTTGGCCTTGATAATTAGTTCCTCCATTCATCATATTAGGGAGTGCATCAATCATAGAAATATTATTTTGAGCAGGCAATTGATTAGCCCGAGGAGCCATTAAAGTATTGTCTAGTGTGTCCGCTCTGCTAACTTGATGAATTCCAGGTGTAGCAATACCTTGCTGTACTTTTGCATTTCCATGATTGCTTGCACCAACAAGTGGGCTTTTACCATTCCATAATTCCATTGCTCTACTATAGAGAATATTGATTTTTGCTCCTAATTTTGTTTGCATAGTTATAATTAAGATCAATGTAGGAATAATGAAACTTATTTCATTAAATTTGGAATAAGGCACCTTACTGTATGTTGGAAAATAGCGGGTAATTTTATCAATAAAAAATATTGCTATAAACAATATACCTAATTGAAGTATTATTTCAAATAATAATTCTAAATTATCCTTTTTATCATTGTCTTCAGGAATATATTCTTTTACAAATTTTAATAATAGTATAACAGGAATTAGAGAGAATATAAGATATTGTAACATATTAAATAAAACGGCTTTGTTATCACTATCAAAGTTAAAAACATAATAGAAAAAACCGGATGGGCTAAGTCTATTACTGCTTCCGCCGGTCATTAACATTTGATTATCCATAGGCTCCATAAATATTATTATATATATAATTTAAAAAAAATAATATTATTTCTAAATAATGTTATTTCTAAATAACATAAAACATTTAAATAATTAAGATAATTAAGATAATTAAGATAATATGTTATTTATTTAAATTTAAATAAATAATTGTAATAAATAACATACTATTTATTATGACCTGTTATAGTTATAAAATATTAAATAATACTACAAAACCCATTCTTAGCAATGTTGATGTGGTTCTTGTATTAGCAATGGAAGACGACAACAGATTTAATGAAGACCCTTTTTTATTAAATCTTGCCAAAAAAACAATAATTCAATATAATAAAGGATTTAAAAAGTGTAGCAAGCCATCAATAATTAATAGTCCAAAAAATGATATAGTCCATGCATATTATACAGCTTTTAACTACTTAAAACCATACAATAATGTAATTATTTTAGAAGACGATGCACAAGTTATAAATAATGATCCATTAATTTATGAAAAAATCGATGCATTTATTGCTACAACAAATTTCAATATTTTCACATTTGGTTCATTTGGATTATTTTCAAATTATAATGATGATTTTTTCAAGTTAGACCATAGTTTTTTTGGTGCAGCTCAAGCAATTATATATTCACATGATGCAAGAAGTAAGTTAATAGAAGACATTAGCTTATCTAATTTTAATAAAGGCCATATAGATATTACATATATAGGAAACTTACCAAACAAATTCACTTATAAATATCCGCTCATTATTCAGTTGTTTCCTAAAACAAATAATAAAAATTCGTGGTTTGCTAATGTTTTTATTTTAACTATTACTAATTTTTTAATAACACTATTTAGATTAGATAATAGCGTAGATAGTTGGTTTTTATATTATGTTATATTTACAAATTATATATATATTGTAAAAATTTTATTGTTGTTGTTGTTAATAATAATAACAATTAGCACGCTTTATTTTCACATATAATAATGTTAATTTAGTTAAAACTTATATTGTTTAATATATTAAATATATTATATTAACTTTTTAAATGGAAACAATTAAAGAAGACATAACAAAAGAAATAGAAGAAGCAAAAGAAGAGAAAGAAGCAAAAGAAGAGAAAGAAGCAAAAGAAGAGAAAGAAGAACAAGAAGAACAAGAAGCAAAAGAAGAGAAAGAAGAGAAAGAAGATAAAGAAGCAAAAGAAGATAAAGAAGAACAAGAAGCAAAAGAAGCAAAAGAAGAACAAGAAGCAAAAGAAATTAAAGAAACATATTCATATATTCAATTAATTATAGAAGCTCACAAATTGTTATGTATACAAGTTGTAACAATATTTATTATATCATTATTATATATAAATTGCTACGATGATAATATTTATGATTTTATAATATATTTTTGTTTTGGGTTAGTTATATCAATATTATTTGTCGCATCATTAGTACTAATAAAAAAATTCAATATAATATCAAGGGAACAACATTATAAAAAATATGCCCCTTATGTATTAGATTTTTTTAAGAAATATATAAATTTTAGCGGAGAAAATATAGCGTTTCTTTATGCATTAGTAAGTTGTGTTATTCATTTATTATTATCAATAATGGCATTATTATATGTTAAAAAATATATAAAAACTTCCAAAAAATCCAATTATGCTTTGCTAATTTCGGCATTGTTATATATAGCTTATGCATATATTAACGTATATATTAATGATATTTTTGAAGTATATACCAATTCGTTACAATTAACACGCAATGAATATAATATATCTCTCTTTTCTATGACAGTAACCTATAGTGGGTTACTTTATTACTTTGAAACTATAAAAAATGAAAAAGCTGATTTATTAAATAAATTAATAAATTAATAAATTAATATTATTTAAATAATATGTAATAATATGTAATATAATTTAAATAATAATTAAATGTTGAAACGGTGTTGCGAGGCAAATAAGTATAGACATAACAAATATAATGAAGAAAATCAATATTTAAATTTATTAGATGATATATTAGCAACGCACAACAATCAAGAAGGTAGAAACGGGAAAACTTTATCTATTTTCGGTTCTACAATGCATTTTACATTAGAGCATAATAAAATTCCTATTATGACCACAAAAAAGGTAGCATGGAAAACATGTTTACGTGAATTATTATGGTTTGTTAAAGGAGATACAAACAACAAGCATTTAAAGGAGAAAAATGTCCACATATGGGATGAAAACGGGTCACGACAATTTTTAGATGGGCGCGGACTAAGTAAGTTTATGGAAGACGATTTGGGTCCGATTTACGGCTTTCAATGGCGTCATTACAATGCCAAATATATTGATTGTAATAGCGACTATAGCAATAAGGGTATTGACCAGCTAAAAGAGGTTATTGAGTGTTTAAAAGATCCAGAAAAACGGAATTCAAGAAGAATGATTATTACTGCGTGGAACCCGTGCCAACTTGATATTATGGCATTACCACCGTGTCATATTTTTATGCAATTTAATGTAACAAATAATAATAAATTAAGCTGTGCCATGTATCAGCGCTCCAACGATGAGGCATGTGGAACATGTTTCAATATTGCATCATATTGCTTTTTAACTCACTTATTAGCAAAGCATTGTGATCTAGAGCCTTATGAATTTTTATATTATAAGGGTAATTGCCATATATATGAGGAGCATATTGACAACATTAAAATACAGCTACAGCGCGAGCCTTTTGAATTTCCTACATTAGAAATTATAAATAAGCGCGAGCATATTGAAGATTATGTAGAAACCGATTTTGTTGTTACTAATTATAAGCATCACGATGCTATTAAATATATTATGAAACCGTAATAGCAAAATAGCTATTATACAACCAAATAAATTATATTATTATTAAATAATATAATAATAATATGGTTTAAAAAATAGACATTACTATATTGTAAATATGTCAACATCCGCTTTAGCATCCGCGCGAAGAAGGCGAGCAACAAATGAAACCCAAGTAGCGCCGACTAGTACTATTCCGCCTACTAATACAATAAATGCGGCCACTAGACCAGGTCAAGTGGCTAGTCCAAGAGATCAAGGTCAAGGCCAAAATCAAACATTAACACCTTTACAAATATTACAAATTCATGATATAAAATTAAAAGAATTAGAGACATTAGTTATGGATTTTACAGATGAAGATGCGTTGTCGAAGTTTATAGATGATAAATTTGATACTATGTTACCTTCTAAAAACGGGACACCTAATAATCAAATCCAAGGCCAAGGCCAAGGCCAAAGCCAAAGCCAAAGCCAAGGCATGCCATTGTATGAGGAAAAATTACAAATGTTTGAGAAGCATTTAGAACAAAAAATAGAATTACAAAATAATAAAATAGATGAGTTTAAGGTAGCAATTAGAGAATTAATAAATAATATTAAGGAAGACAACACAAATATAATGAAATATATTAATAGTAATATTCAAAATCAAATAACAAGTAATAATAATTTATTAAATGATAAACTAGGACAAAATTGTGAAAAAATGAATAATTTTGATAATATATTGAGAGAATTTAACGAGTTAAAACTGTTAGTGATCAAATCTCAAACTATGTCTTTAGAAATGTCAAATAGTGTTAATAAGCTATACGAGCAGTGTAATTATAATAGCACAAAAGCAAAGGCTCTCGAAGAAGATGTTGCATTATTACATAGTAAAAAGCATACTAATAGTAGCAATATTATGCTACAATCTCTATTAAACGGATCATTGTTTAATTCTGGGGAGTTAAAGCCTTTTGCTTTTAATGCTGATGGTCTAGATTGTGGTGATTGTGGCAATTGTGACAATTGTGGTGATGATGACGGAGAAAACACCGATTTAGATGAAATTAAGAAATTAAATATTGATTTCAACAATAATGAGTTATTATTAAGTGAAGAGCAAATAGAAGATTTATTAAACATAACACCTGCTAATTCGAATATTAGTATTCATGAAATAATTACAAACGATGAAACAACAATTAACGTGGAAGCGCCAGTGCAAGAAGCGCCACAAACCGAGGAGCCAGTACCTACAGAAGAGCATGTATCTACAGAAGAGCCATTACCAGAAGAACCGCTATCTACAGAGCCACTATCTACAGAACCACTATCTACAGAGCCCGTAATATAAGAAACCAGGCCATAATGAAAAATCAAGAAATTATTATTTATTTTATGTTAAAATAAAATAAATAATATGTAATTAATTAATAATAGTAATGCTAATAATAATAAATTTATTAATATGTTGTGTTGTGTTGTTTATATACATACATATATATAAACACAATAAAACAAGCAATTATTTAGAATTGTATGAGATGGAAAACCTATCAAAAGAAAAATTGGAAGATATAATAAATTTTAAACAGCCTTTGCTATTAAATAATTATTATTTAGCCAAAAATATTAACATGAAACAATCGGATCCTAATTATTCATTATTTAATGTAAATATATATAACAATAACAGCACTAATTTATGCAAGATAAATTTGCGGGATTATTACAATATTATAAGTAATAATAACACTACAAATTATTTGAGTTACAATAATGAGGAATTTTTACAAGAAACAGTAATCGACAAAATATTGCGCAATAATGATATATTTTTTAGACCACCTAATGTATGTAACAAAAATTATGACATTATTATGGGGGCAAAAAATAATAATACAAGATTAAAATACAGCATACACAATCGCAATTTATTATATGTATCAAGCGGACTAATAGAGGTAACATTGTGTCCACCAAAATATTATAAAAATTTGCATGTTAAAAAGAATTATGAAACCATGGAGTTTTACTCGCAAATAGATATTTATAATGTAGAAAGCATTTATAAGAATGATTTCAACAAAATCAAATTTTTAAGACTAACTTTAGGGTTAGGTCAAGTTCTTGTAATACCGCCTTATTGGTTTTATAGCATTAAATTTTTAGAAAAGCATTCATTAGTTTTTTTGAATACTTATAATACCTATATAAATGTGATTTCAACGTTACCTTATATATGTATGCAAATACTGCAACTAGGTAATATTAAATTAAATGTAATTAAAAATAATTATTATAAAGGGCAAAATAAAGATCTTGAAGAAAAAGAACTTAAAGAAGAAAGCATGGAAAAAGAACTTAAAGAAGAAAGCATGGAAAAAGAACTTAAAGAAGAAAGCATGGAAAAAGAACTTAAAGAAGAAAGCATGGAAAAAGAACTTAAAGAAGAAAGCATAGAATAATAATATTTTTATCTAAACATAAACATAAAAATATAATAATAAACAAGTCTAATATTTTAGTTAGTCTTATATGTTGTTAAATAAGTATAAAATAGTTTCAAATATATCCAATGGAGAATTTGGAGTAGTTTTAAAAGTAGCATATAATGACAAATTTTATGCACTTAAATATGGACCTAAAGACTTAATAAAATATGAAATACAAATATATAAACAACTGCGATCAGTTGCCAATATTTCAACGCTACATGATGTATTTGAGCACAATAATGAACTATATATGGTACTAGATTTATATGCTATGAATTTGGTAGATTATAAAGTAAAATGCTATAATAGTGAAAGCTATTACGAGAGAACTATATGCATTATAAAAGATTTATTAATAATAATTAAAGCACTTCATGAAAATAATATAGTGCATAGAGATCTAAAACCCACCAATGTGTGTTTGGATAATAATTATAAGTTATATTTAATAGATTTTGGCATTTCTAAAATATATAGGCACAACAACATTCACAATAAAGAAACACAAATCAAATCAGTAATAGGATCTATAAATTTTTCAAGTTTAAATATTTTAAATTTAATAGAGCCCTCTCGTAGAGACGATATAGAAGCATTATTATTTATTTTATTTTACTTATTAATAAACAACGCTAATTATGTTAGCTATGACAAATTAAACGCGCATGAGAAGAAAAATATAGCTAATTTACTAATATTTTTACAGGATAACACTAATAGTATACTTAATAATAAAACTATAAATTATAGTTTAATCGAAAAACTGTTCAATTATGTAAGACGACTAAAATATGATCAGGCCCCAAAATACGACTATATTACAACATTAATAAATGAAAGTTTCGTAACAAATTAACTACTCAAAAATACATAAGTAGATTGTAATAATTTATTGACTTCATCATAAACATCATCTTTTTCTATGTTAGGAAGAAAGTTTATTGAATTGAAAATGGCTATAGAAATATAGGAAGGTATATATGTCATAGTAGTTGGAAAATTATCCGAATTTAGTATTAATAAAAAAATATAGCATATATTTTTAAAATAATAAGTATAATAGTTTTTCCATCTACAATTAATATAATTGTTATGCTTTATTAAAAACGTTAATATATTTTCTAATTCAACAAGCGTTACAACATTACATCTAATATTTGAAAAATTGTTGATCTTATAGGCTTTATTATATAAACATTTGTGTACGTAATGCGCTCTATTTATTTTAATATTATTACTATTATTACTATTATTACTATTATTACTATTATTACTATTGATTTGCAATATATTAATTTGTAAATCACGCGGCAATCTATTAAATATATTTCTTAAATAGTTTCTTTTTTTATAACCTCTATAAACTTTTTGAATAATAATAATTTTAGTATTATACAATAATTTGGCATGATTTGTACATAATAAATTATTGGATAATAAATATAGTGGATCCTTATATTTTTTACATTTAACGCATATCATTTTACTAACAATAACACTAATATAATAATAGTGTTTATACTAATATATTTAATATTTTATTACTTATTATTTAATATTTTATTACTTATTATTTAATATTTTATTACTTATTTTATTATATAATTTATATAAAAAAATAATATAAAGATTTTGCTTTATTATAATATATAAAATGTCACAGGCCGATACTGCCACCAACCAATATGTAGGAAAAGTAAAATGGTTCAACAACAAATCAGGATACGGATTTATTACATTCTTGGATGGCGGAGATGATCACAAAGGTAAAGACATTTTTGCACATCATTCGTCTTTAAATGTTAAGGAAGAATTATATAAATATTTGGTTCAAGGTGAGTATATTGAATTCAATATTCAGAAAATGGAGACAGGAGCGCATGAATACCAGGCAATCAATATTAAGGGTATTTGCCAAAACGATCTAATGTGTGAAACTCGTCATAAAAATAGGGACATGTCTAAGAATTCCGAGTTTATTACGGTTAAGTCGCATAACAACTCAAAAGGACCTAGGCCACCATATAAGCCGCAAATGCGTACATAAATAATTTGTATTTTTATATTTATTTTTAATTTTTATATTTATTTTTTAATAATTATAAAGAAATATATATAAAACCCACTAATAAAATAGAAATGGCTAATGAACTATAAATTATTTTTAATATACATAAAGATCTTGTATTTGCATATGGTATTGTTTGGCTATTATTACCGCTTATATCAATAATAAAAATGTTTGTAGTGCTTATATTGTTTATATTGCTATTTAATATTTCATATATTTCATCACTATTATAAGAATAAAGTGACATAATATTTTTTATTGCATTGTTGTCTTGATTACAAATAAAGCATTTATGAATGTTTTTATTATCAATATTATTGATAATCCAAGAGTTTAAACAAAGTATATGGGCGCTATTATTACAACAATTAAATTTACAATGGTCATTACAAGAAATATCATCAAGACATATAACGCATTCCATATTATATAATATATAATATTTAATATATTATATAATATTTAATATATTATATAATATTTAATATATAACAAAATATATATGTAAAAAAAAAATAAGAATAAATTTATGACGTATTAAAGTTATGACCATTGTAAATTTTATTGACATGCTTTAAATTCTTCGCCATTCCATGCGCTAATAATTAGCTTGTTTTCATGTAAGTAAATCATAAGAACTTGCTTTGTTTTATCTTTCTCTCTAATATTTGTAAGTCCCGAAACAGCATTTGGTCTAAGCATTGAGATTAATCCGTATTTTTCTTCTTTGCTAGCATCATCAATATTCCATAAATGCAGTTTATATTTCTTATAACTAGCAACTACTTCTTGATCGTATTTATTAATTAAATCAAATATGCATTTCTTGTTAAATTTGCTCTTTTCTTCGTCGTTAATATTAATTACTACTATAGGCATTTGGCCCTTTTGGCGAACAATAGGAAGCTCTTTTGCTTCCAAATTACCAACATTAGTTTCGGAAAACATGGTATCTTCCTTGTGCACAGCGCCGTTTTTCATTACAAAACCGGCAGTCTTATAAGAGTTAAGCCCTAAATGATTAATATAAGTTTTTTCATATGCTTCAACTGCTATAATAGATGTTCTATGAGGTCCCGTTTTATGTCCTTTTTCAATAATATCACGCCAATACCCTGTCATGCGCCCAGTTAAACCTTGAATTTGGACATTATAATCAATATTGGGCGTATAATATTCATGCGTGGCTCCAATACGAAGCTTCCATCGATTTGGAATAAGATTTGCTCTGCGAAAGAAGCCTTTTACACCAAGAACAATATGTTGTTTTAATGGTTCCTTGAAAAATTCGTTGATTTGGTCTGGAGATAGCCGGTCTGTTGACGTATGATTTCTAAATGTAACACCTTGGCGAATGCATGCGTTTTGAACTAATTCGACGGTTTTCATAGTAACACGAACAATATGAACCCTATAATCAGTTCCATAATTTGCAATAATGTCTTGTAGTACCCATTTATTTGCGTTATCAGCTAATTCTAGGCTGTAAAACTCCTTTAATAAGCCTTTATCTAAGAAATCCTTATGTCCGAAATATGACGCGGGTATAGTCATTTTATAGAGTTGATGTAAATCTCCCCATTTATAAAGATCATAAAGTTCTTTAATCAATGTTGCGCTAATAAAAACAAACCGATTATTATGTTCAATCATATGATTAATATCCCATATACCTGCTTCTTTTAAAGTATTATGTAGAACCATATCTGTTTTATCTCCTGTATCGATTTCGTCAATAATAAATAGTCCGTCGCGTATATTACTAAGTTCTGACCTAGATAATTTACCATGATGAAATATTTTGTCTTTAAAGCATATAGGTGCTTTATCGATCATATCTTTCTCCCAACCTACATTACTCATGCCCGTAAGAATTCTAACATTTGAAGGATTTACTACAAAATTATCGTCAGGATGTGTGGTTAAAAGTTTTGCGATTTCAATCATAAGACCGTCAGCACCTACTTTGGTCTTCTTTTGAATGCTAATAACACGACAATCAGTTTCATGGAATATATTAACAATAGCGGCCGCATCCTCTTTCTGATTTGGGAAGATATATTCGGCTGTTGCTTTATCGTCGCCTTCAAGAAATAAGCGGCGATTTGTTGCATTTGCTGAGTTGTATGCTTGTAATACTTCTTCGCGCCTGGCAGATTTTACTTCGCTTGACGCGTACATTTTTTAATAATGATTTAGATATTATTATTTATAATATAATCAATTTTAATAATATAATAAAAAGAAACACGAAAATAGAGAGATAAAATCATGAAAATAGAGAGATAAAATCATGAAAATAGAGAGATAAAATCATGAAAATAGAGAGATAAAATCATGAAAATAGAGAGATAAAATCATGAAAATAGAGAGA